TAGCACATTTCTAATTATTTTGAATGTACGTGAGTTAAGTTCGTTTAACTTTACCCATTGTTGCAATTGTTCTTTTATAATTGATACTTCATTATCAGTGGGTGTTTCATGAAATTTGATATCAAATGGTGTACCGTTGGCTAGATTTTTTTGAGTCATAAACTCTGCCAAAATATCTAGTGCAGCATTGATTTCCGAATCCATATCCATTTGTTCGTATTGATTATATCTTTCAATACGATTTGGATGACCTATGTACACTTCCGGTAAGTTGCTTTGGTAGTTTCTGTACCCAGGATCAGCTAATCGGCCGCCGCCAATTGGACTGATGTTACTAGGAAGATTACTGCTTTTAAAATATTTTTTCCAGGTCATAATGAATATTAATTAATGTAATATTTATAGATTAAGCCAGCATATTAGCTATATTCTCGTTGGCACTAGTGTTATTACGCATCTCTCGTACAAGCTCGTCCAGCTTGCCAATTTGTTCTTGTAGTACTGAAAATTGCTTGTTGCTATCTTCTGACAATTGTTTTTTGACGCCGTCCATCACGGTGGCAAATCCATACGGGCCTTGCAACATATTTTGCATAGCTTCATTTATACCCACTGTAGGATCAGGCATTTGATATGATTGCGCGGCACTGGCCATTTGTTGTTTTTGTGTAGCAACAGTTGATGCTAAACCTTGTTGCATTGCTTGCAGTTGTTTTGTTAAATTTTGATTACTTACTATCTGGCCTGACATTCCCGGTACAAATAATTCTGGACCTATTTCGCCAACCATGTAAGGCATTCTAGCATTAACTGGGCCACCAAATGCTCTGCCCGGCGCTCTAGTTGTTCCTCCTGTTGTGCCACCTTTGCTCCAGTTTAGAATTGAATCTAGTAAACTGCTAATACCAGGTTTTAAGTAATTGCCAATATTTTTTAGTTCAGCTAGTATGCTGTCGAAAACTACACTGCCAATTTCTCGTGCCGCGGCTGGTCTGTCGACTACTTTTGAAACACCTTGAAGTGCCGTTCGCATACCAGAAGTTACACCTGCTACGGCTTCAGCATAAGCTGGCAGTATTTTTGTGTTTAAATGCCCCAGCGTGGTGTTAAACTGTTTACCTTCCACAGTTAATTCTGCAAATTGCTGAGTTAATTTGTCTTGTGTATTAGCAGCTTCTTTTATAGCTCTTTGTGATTGTGTTATGCCTTCTGGATCAGTTCGCGATGCCAAATCTTCTAGCCCAGTAGCAAGATTAGCATTTTGGAGTGCCACTCCGCTAATTGATTTATCGTATAATGCTACTTGAGCCGCGGCTGCTCCAAACCCAACACCTGCTTTATTTTGAGCAGCAACAGTTTGAGCCAACACTCTACCAGCTTTTAATTGTTCTGCTGTAAGATTTTCGCCGCCTTGACGAGTTCTAGCTGCTGTGTCTTTAACAAATTTTGTCAGTTCTGTGTTACTAGCTACCAGCTGATTGGTGATTGCACCCCCGGACAATTCTTGCATTATGGCCTGCTTAATATCAGCTTGCGCATCAGCTGGTAATTCTTCAAGTCCTGCAAATACTTGAGTTAGATTCGCTCGTTCTTCGACACTTAGTTTGCTCATTAGCGCAGCATTCATGGTTTCTTTACGAGCTTTTTCCATTACTGCTTTGGCATCTTTGCCTGTAGCTTCCTGCAATATTCTTAGATCTTCTGCATAAGCTCTGGTGGCTTTGGCAACTTCTTTTTCATTTAAGTTTCTTGCATCTGTGGTTTTTCCCAGTGCCCGCATCTGCGACATAACTGTTATAGCTATTCCGGCCTGTTCTTCAAGGCCAATACCCATTTGTAGTAATTCTTTCTGTAAACTTTTGCCCGATGTACCGGTGTTGGCCGCTAGTTCATTTTGTACTTTGGCAACCTTTAATGCGCCATCTGCGAGTGTACCGCCAAAACTAATTACTTCATCTCTTTGAGCTTTTAGTACTGCATTAAACTGCTGTACAGTCATTCCAGAATCGTATATCATTGTGCGCAAATCTGCTAGACCGCCGCCAACGGTACCGCCCATGTCGCTGAACTGTTTAAATGCACGTATGCTATTAGTAAGTTCTCCGGAAACCAAAGCATTAAGTTGTTCAGCCACGCTGCCTGCTGCGTTAGCTGTCAATCCCAAGGATTTTCCTACAACTGCACCCAATTTGCCCGGAATTATTTTTTCTAGTCCGCCGCCTAATTTGCTTACAGCTCCAGTGGCTAATCTTATGGCCTGGTTCAGGGTAGACGCACTGCGCTCAATGGGATCAACACTCAAATCGCCCATCATACGCATCCAGGTACGACTTATACTATCTGCTGTGCTGGCCATAGTTGAACCAAAAACTCCAACTTGGGACAGTAGATCACCAAATCCCCCGGCAGTAGATTGCAAACTTTGATTGATTTGTGAAAATAAACCTTGTGTGGCAGCAGCAGCTCCGCCTGCAGATGAAGCCATTGCAGCCATCGAAGAGCTGGTGTTTTTGGCCTGCGCAGCCTGTACTTTTAAATCGTTAGCTATTGTACTGACATTTCTTAACTGTGCGTTACTTGATCTGTTAACAGCTTGTACAAGTTGTTGAAGCGTGGATTCTGATGCAGCATTGTCTGCTTGCACTGTTCCAAAGTTTGGTATATTAACTGTAACGGCCATATTTAGAGTCTATAAATATATAATCAATTATATTTATGGGGAAAATTCTATGGCCACAAGTGCTGTAAATCCGTTATTCAAACATTTTAGACAGCCAAGCGTGTATGTCAAATTGCCCAGTAGAGGTAAATTCTGGCCCGAACATGCATTGGATATGCCGCCCAACGAGGAACTGCCAATATATCCAATGACCATTAAAGACGAAGTGCTTATCAAAACACCTGACGCATTGATGAATGGATCCGGTGTAGCAGACGTTATTCATAGCTGCTGCCCAAATATCAAAGATCCATGGAGTTTGCCTGCTGTTGACTTAGATACAATTTTGATAGCGATTCGTATAGCCAGTTATGGCGCTATCATGGACATAGACACCGGTTGTCCGCACTGTCGAGCAGAAAACACACATCCTGTGGATTTACGTGTATTAATGGACGAAGTTAAAGTTCCAAGTTTTGATCCTATTAGTATAGATGACTTAACTTTTCATTTCAAGCCGCAAAACTTTAAAAATTTAAACGCTAATAATTTAATTGCCTACGAACAGCAAAAGTTAATTGATGCAATTACCAACAGTGAATTGCCAGAAGAAGAAAAGACCAAACAGTTCAATTTAATGTTTCCCAAACTTACTGACATGAATATTATGGCTCTAGTGAACTGTATTGAAGGTATACAAGTTGGGTCTGATTATGTGACTGATGTTAATCATATCAAAGAATTCGTAAGCAATTGCGATAGAAAAATTTATAAGGCTATTAAAGAGCAGGTGGACGAGATAATCAATACAAGCAAGATTCCACCTGTCAGCATGCAATGCAACGAATGCACAGAAAAATATTCAACTGAAATACTATTTGAACAGTCAAATTTTTTCGAATAAGGCTTTTGAAGATGTCAGTTGATGACATGGTCGCATACTTTGATCAACTTGAAAGACAATCAAAAGCCTTAAGAGAAGAAGCACTGCGACTGTGTTGGTACATGAGAGGCGGTATTAGCTTTGACGATGCCATGAGCTTGTCTTACACAGACAAACAAACAATCGGTGAAATCATTAAAGATAATTTAGAAACTAGTAAGAAAACTGGAATGCCTTTCTTTTAAGACCAACTGCGTTAGTCTATTGATTTCGCTAGCGCTCATCAATTTGTTTTTTTAGATTTCATCTAGATTAAGTGGTCACTCTTTGCCCAGGGCGGGCAAAAGCATGACTTCATCTGAGTAGCATAGTCACTAGTATTAGAGCATTACAGAGGCGGTTGTCCGGTACCTCGAGCTCCGTTCTTACACAACGGCGGCTTACATACAACATACTAGCGTAGTATGTAAACGTGTACGATCACTCGTACGTCTTTTTAGCCATATTATTCCTGTTCAAACAACTAAATCGCGGCATCGGCGATCTTCATCCTTGCGGGTAGTAGTTGAGTGCTTCTTGCAGCGAGAAGGCTTCCGTCCCTGTGTGTATTTCAACCAGGTTTAGAGCACACGATATTAGCCTGTGCTAGCTTAACTGCTTAACTTGCCTTTAATATGGGAGCCATGGACACGGACTTGTATATGTCCGTTATAATAATCATCTGATTCTAAGACTTGGTGTCGGAATTGTTCTCTTGCTTCAATATATGAACATTCTGCTTTTGATTTACAGTAATAAAGTATTTGTCTAGTAAAATTTTCTGGGCCTAGTTGTTGTATGTCTTTTTTGAGTTCGTCGTTTGAGCCATAATACTCTTGCCAATCGCTATCTATTTTGCTTCTGATCTTTTTTTTCTTTTTATTGCCGTTTTTAAGTTTTACTGTTTTTACTGTAGTTTTTGAAAATTTGGCTAGTTTTTTTCCTATGTATTTGCGCCCAGATACAGTATTTGTTATCAAATACACAAATCCTACACAATCCTCAGGAAGTGATTCCACTAATGTGGACTCGAATAGCCATGACATACAGCATATAATTATGATACAACTTGGCTTAACAAAAATTATGCTATATCAACATCAGTGTTGTAACTAGTAAAACCATTTTCTTTAACTACACTTAATACATTGTTAACACGACCTGCTAGTTCATCTTTGTGAGATACTAGCCAGACTGATCTATTACCTTCACGGGCCATTTTCTTTAATATAGCCAAACTATTTTCAACCCCAGAACTATCCATACCGGTATCAATCACTTCGTCAATGAACAGTAAGTTAATGGGTTGATTTTGACTTTCCCATACGTCACGGAATGCCCAACTCAGACTCAATATGAGTCTGTTACGTTCGCCTCTAGACAAGTTATCAAAATCTAACTCACGGCCTAATTCTTCAATGCTGACAGTCAAATCATTTTGAAACTTGACAGTGTGCGGCAAGCCAATACGATCTAGATACTGACTTAGTCTAGCGTTTAGATATGATAAGTTTTGATCAATGATACGTTTACGTATAAAACTATCTTTGTTGGTTAATAGTTTAAGCAAGAACTCTTGATGTTCTCGAACGTTAACAAGTTCATTGATTAAGTCGTAATTTATTTCTTCAAGCGCCTGTGTTTCCATTTCCTTAATCTGTTCTTCATAAGGATCTGTTTCCGCTTGTTTTGTTTCTAGTTGTTGACGCAAGTTTGCTACAGTATTTTTATGATTAATAGCATCCTCTTTGTTGTCATAAAATACCTTAGGAGGTTTTCCTGGGTCACCAACAAGTGCCAGTGCCGCAACATGCTCGGCTAGCTGTGTATCATTGGCAAGATATTGTAAACTAGTTTCTTTTAGTGTATTACGCTTTTCTTCTAGTACTTCCTCATGTTTGCTGTCATGAATTGCCTGACCGCAGGCATAGCACTCGTGTTTTTCTAGTTTTTCTATTTCAGACTTTAATTTATCTAATTGTTTTAACAGTCTAACTTGTTCAGACTCGCATGCGACCTGCCATTTAGATATTTCTTTACGTTTATTAGTTTTGGTATTGTATTCTTCTAATAGATCGTGATTGAGCAATTCTTGGTCAATATCTAGATCGCCTACGACTTCTAAAGCATTTTTAAGCTCAACAAGCTCATTGTCTTGTTTGTTTTTCCATAAAGTCTGCCTACGGCGTGTAGCTTCAATTTGTTCTTGTATACGCACATTGGCATCTGTTACTGCCTTGATACGATATTCTTCTTGAGTAATAGCATCCTTTGTTGCTTTGAGTTGTTCTTTAAGCGCATCTGCTTTGTCACTGAGCATGGTAATACCAAGCAATTGTTCAATTATAGTGCGTTGATCGTTGGCTTTTAATGCAAGAAATGGTTCGGTGTATGTGTTTAAGGCAACAATGTGTTTGAACATGTCGTGACTCATTCCGAGCATGCGTTCAATTTCTGCCTGTGTTTCTCTTGAATCTCCTTGGCTTTCGTCGGTGATCTGCTGTTGTTGTCCGCCTACATAAAACGCCATGGTATTTGGTTTGCGTCCACGTTCAATTTTGTAGTCTATGCCATCCTTTTCAAACTCAATAGTAACCAACATATTCTTACCGTTTGTCTTGTTGATAAGATTATCTTTTTTGATGTTAGTTAGGGCAGAGCCGTAAAGAGCATAACTTAGTGCATTAATAATGGTTGTTTTGCCAGTTCCATTCCTGGCTCCTGTGTCGTCTCCGCCTAGGTCTAAGTTTTGCCCTAGTACTAGAGTAAGATCTTTACGATCAAACTGAACAGCCTGGGTAGCATTACCCACGCTCATGAAGTTTTTAACTGCAAGAGTTTTTATTTTAAAAGTCATAGATTCCTATAGATATCTAGTAACAAACTTCTATTATACTGTTCGCTTTGAATATTTGTTAGTTGATTGGTAACAATAGTATCTACACTTTCAAACATAATGTTTCCTGTGATATCGTAGTTTATATCTTCGTTTGTTACTTTTTGTGGTATTAGTGTGATTTCTCTGAGATTGTAAGTGTTAACAAAAGTTTCTTTAATAAATGTAGCTTCTTCGTAACTGATATCTACATCAAGATTAACTCGTACATGCATATCTTTATGTAGTAATGCATCAGTGCTTGTTAATACATCACTGAGTTGATAAACACGATATCTAGGTTGATCGGGCCAAGCATGATACTCAGGTTCTTGTCCCCACTCTAATATCATCATGCCACGCTCGTCGTCGTGATTGTCTGCATAGTTGTGTGGGAAGCAGTTACCAATGTAAGTTATATTTCGTTGTGTTTGTCTCTTATGGAAGTGCCCGGTAAACACATGTTCAATGCCGGTAAAGTCTTCGCGTTTGACATCACCGTGGTCGGGCATTTGTACCATGGCATTCATGTAGAATGTGGGCAATTCAAAATGCCCAAACATGTATTTGGCGTTTAACTTCGGAATTTTTTTATAATCTTCGCCTATTAACCAAGGGGCCACAATAACATCACCGCTGTGTAGCCAATCATTACATATGACAACATTCGGTAAATGTCGAGCCCACTCAACACTTTGGACATCACGCCGGTCGCGATAGTATAAGTCATGATTGCCAGGAATGAAATACACACGATCGAAGTTGTCGTTGAGATGTTCCAAAGCACGGAGACTATAGTTAAGAGTGACAATGTTGATACTAGCACGATTGTTATGCCAATCTCCAAGAAAAAACGCTGTTTCACAGCCTTCCTCCTTCGCTTTGGCTGTAAACCATTTTATAAAATTTAAACAATCTTCATTGTGTGTTTGGCTGTTGCTTTTTAATCCGAAGTGTATATCTGTGCAAACTGCTGCTCGTTTAAATAAATTAGACATTTAATAATTTTATAATCTTTCATACACGAAAGTCAAATTTAATCATCGTTATATTCACCGGACTGCGGATTTCCGCCCCATGAGCCCATGCCTTGTCTGGTGTAACTGGGTGTGAGCCCGTTCATTTCAAGAATATCATCTCGTAAGTTCTGATTACGCTTCTCGATATTAAGAACCCTAGTAAAACTATTAGTGATAGCGGCAGTGTAATAAGCGAAAGGATTCTGCGATTTACTTTCATCAAATTGTAATCCTATCTGTGATAATTGTAGTAAGGCTTGACTACGCATTTCGTCGTTATATGTGTAACCACGCCAGTTACTTCTTGTAGCGTAACGTTCGCATAGTTTCATAAACATGTGTGCTAGCTTGTTAGTCATTGTACCATGCTCTCTGTTAAATTTTCCTTTATCAAGATCTCCCTGCCAATGACTTTTACCCACACAGTATGGTACACCGTTTTCGTCAATTTTGTAATGTTGGAACGGAGGAAAATTTACCTTAACAAACTTGCCTGGTACTAAATTTGTATCGTCGTACTCGGTTACAACTGGCTCGGCATCAGGATCCACTACTTTAATTTTTTTACTATTATCTTGCGGGATATGCTCCCATGTCATGATTCTAAATACAACATCAACATCTGCAATTTTTGACAGCTTGACTGTAAAATCGTCTAATCGTAACTTTTCGGTGGTTTGACTTTGTGCTTTATCATATTCTGCTCTAGTTAGTCTTTCGGCCCGGGCTTTACGTCCTGCCATGATGTTTTTTTTGTTTATTTTATCAACCGATGGCAGTATCAAGTCATAATCTGCATCTTCTTTAGTGACAAAACTACAATATGTTGTTTTACTTTTGTGTATTTCTTTTAATATATCTCTATTATTAAGATAGTTGTGTTTCATTACTATTCCTTTAAATATGCACTTAATTTAGCAAATAAATAATAAAAAAGCAAGAGGGATCTATATGCCAACTATATTTGTGCCAACTGGTAAGTTAAAAGACTTAGCAGCTACTGGATTTAACAAAGCCAAAACAGGACTTAACGCACTAGGAGTACGCCCCGGAGCACTATTAGCAGGCGGCCTGCCATTTAGTCCAACCGGCACTGGTAACACACCAATTACGTTCGCGGATTCTGGTAAAGATTGGCGTGTCAAAGTTAGCGTTGCTTCTGGTTCTGGAGTGCTATACGATATGCCATCTGCAGGTATTATGGAACCAATTAAAAAAACCAATGGTGTAATTTTTCCTTATGCTCCTAGTTTAACAGTGGCACATCAAGCTAGATATAATTCGCAGCCACTTACACACTCCAACTACAACAACTATTTTTACGAAGGCAGCGAAGTCCAAAATATTCAAATCACTGCTGATTTTACTGTGCAAAATCTGTCAGAAGCCGCTTATTTTCTAGCTGCTTTGTATTTTTTCCGTGCCGCAACAAAAATGTTTTATGGCGAATCAGGAAAATATCAAGGAGCTCCGCCTCCTATAGTTTACCTTGATGGTTACGGGTCGCATTATTTACCACATGTACCATGCATAGTCACAAGCTTTAGTCACACCATGCCTTCCGATGTTGACTACATTGAAACAACAGTTGCTCAAGGCAATTCAAACAAGTCACCTTCTCCTGAACAATCTATTGTACCAATTCAGGGAGTAGGTGGAGGATTTAGTGGCGGTGGATATGGTAGTGTTGGAGTCAAATCACCTGGTACAAGTGCAAATTCAGCAGGGTCTGCCAGCAAGTATGTAACTCGTGTCCCTACCAGCAGTCAGTTTCAATTGAATTTTCAGCCAGTCTACAGTAGAAGTTCGCAGCGAGCATTTAATGTTGAATCATTTGCTAGAGGCGAATTATTAACTAGAGGATATCTATAATGGCCAAAGTTCAGTACAAGGCATCTAGCCCTTACTTTCAAACTGGTACATATGGGATTTTTTTAGATGTTATGACCAATAGGCCTATAACACAAAAAACTGATGATGTGTTGTATGAAATTGACAGTGTGTACGAATATAGGCCAGATTTATTAGCTTACGATCTTTACGGAGATTCGGCTTTATGGTGGGTATTTGCTCAACGTAATCCAAATGTGATCAAAGATCCATTATTTGATTTTCGTGCAGGCTATAGAATTTATATTCCACAAAAGACTACACTTCAACAGGACTTAGGAATCTAAATGGTATTGGATGCATCAAAATTTCTAGATGTTAACTCCCCTTCTAGTCTTATCCAGGTTGGTGATCCAAATACAAACGATCCAACAAAGACTGCACAATTAAATCAAACTAAACCTGCATCTAATGTTAGTAACGTTCTGCACAACTTTACTGGTTACACTTACAAAGTCAGTTTGTTTTTATTGACATCAGATGATTATAATCAGCTTAATAAAGAGCCTAGTTCGTTTAATCCAAAATACTTGTTAATAAGTTCCGGTG